TGTACCGCACCTAAAAATATGAAGGCATCTAATACTCTAAAGAAGACTAGACGCAGCCGCGGGTCGTCTATTGACATCAAACGGTCAAGAACCAAACGTACAAATCCGTCGTCTCAGAGACTAAGTCGAGTCAACACCGGCCGTAGAACTATTAGACCTAAGAAGCGTACAGGATCAAAGGGAAGAATATGAAGATAAACGAAATTATAAATAAAAATCAACTACCGCAAAATCAGCAACAAGAACTGCAAGTTGTTAAGGATACTCCTAGAGAAACCGAGCTGGTTGATCCAAAAACAAAAGTTAAGACTATTGTTCCTAAAGATCCAAATAAGCCAGGAGCAATTGCCAAAGGCGCGCAGGGCAAACTTACTATGAACAAGCAGGATAAAGGTCCAGTTAGTAGAGGTATCAAGCCAGGCGACAAGGTAAACGTGATATAATATGAGACTCAACGAACTAGTAGGCGATTTTTCAATATACCTCACTAATGAAGAAAAGTTCGTGTTAGAATCAATTCACGGAGTAATGCCTCTAAGTGGGTTCGAAGAAAGGCAGCAAGTCATTATAGGAAACCTAATCCGCAAGAGTGTGGTAAGTAAAGTGATGTACAAACAACAACCAATGGTAATGCGCAATGAGCACTGAGACACTGGCTAGAGATTTCGAGAACATTGTAAACAAAGGACTAGAGACTAGCTTCTTGCCAATGGTTCGTGGCAACAGTATAAGAATCAAAAACTACATAGTTAGATATAATGTAAAAAAAGGCTACTTAATTTACAATACTGCTGGTAATACTCAAGTAGCAAGAACACAGTTTAAGTCGTCGGCAGTTGCAATAGCCAAGACGCTAGCCGCTGGCAAGAATTCAGTATCCACTATATTGCGTTATGACTGGGAACTTAGTAAGCATCAGAATGACATTATATTCTACAAGAATATGCTAAACAGCACTAGCGACGATTTTGTAAAGCAGGTTAGAAAGGTGCGAGTTGATATTTCTCTTGAGAAGTCTCGGTTAATACGCAAGAAAATAGACAGCTTCATATTTAACTTTTGATAAATAATACAAATACATATACTTTCATTTAGGACCAAACAATGAACATTAGAGAATTCTCAAAACCAAAGACAGCAAAGACTTTAAACGAAAGCCTTGCTAAAAAGTTCGGCGCAAAGATCGATATCGATGCGTTTACTACAGAACAGTTAATGAACGTTCGGAACAAACTGCGCACCAAAGTGTTTAACATCGAGACTACTGAAAGTTTCAACAGTGTACAAACAGCAGAATTTCAAAAGAACAAATTGTTCCTAGAAGTTCTAAACACTGCTCTTGCTGAGCGTGACGACAACATTTCAGATGCGCTAGACGAAGCTGTTAAGCAGGTCAACGAAGGTGCAGAAGACACTGCTCAGATCGTAATGGCCTCCAAAGACATGGTCGACCGTGTTACAGGCTGGATGGAAGATACTTCTGAAATGGAAACAGAAAGTATGTTGGAATTGGCTGACGCAATCCGTGACGAGATGGGTTCAGAAAAAAGCGAAGCATTTGTTGCATTGGTTAAACAATCCCTTGAGTCACTTTACACCGCGTTAGAAACAACTCGTACTGCATTAACGCAGGGCGTAAGCATGTTGACAGGGGAAGGTGATATTGCACAACCTATGGGTGATCCAATGGACAGCGAAATGGATGATCCTATGGGTGATCCAATGGACGACAGCGGCTTGGAAGACGGCATTGACTCGTTGGATGACGAAGACTTTAGCGCTTCTGGCGCTGCTGCTGGTGGCGACGCACCAATGGGGCGTGAAAAGCGTGAATCAATAGATCGCAACCGCTCAAAAAAAAAGTAAACGAGTCTATTGATGCTACCTTTCTTTATAGTACTCTAAGACAACAACAAGCAGCCGGTGTGACTGCTTTGTCTATGAGCAAGCTAAACAAATACATGCAGAACCAAAGCCAAGGACAGTTTGATTTTGAAGTGTTCAAAGCAGCGTACGATCAAGACGATCGGCTACAGGAAATTGTCACTAACTTTGATGACAAAAAGATTGAGCTAAACCAACACGACTCAGACGAACTGTCTGGCGGCAATGATGACATGGGCGATGGTAAAGTAGCGGCGATGGCCGCCCGTGCAACCGACCTAGACGACACCCTCTAAAATAGTTATTGACAACCTGTAGAATATATATTATAATTAAGTATATTCTACAGGAGCACCAATGACAACTCGTACACCACAAGAAATAGAAACCAGTATTAAAGAAACAATGGACACGTTCGTAGCTCCGGCCGTGGCTCAACATGGAGGCAACGTTCGGTTTGTAAGCTACAGCGATGGCAACGTGGTTCTAGAAATGAGCGGAGCTTGCAGTGGATGCGCAGGGTCAGCCGCTACACTACAGTTTGGCATTCAAAGCATACTTACCGAAATGGTTCCCGAAGTTAAAAGCATTCAGGGATTCGACGACCCCAATTCAACTGTTGATCCTTATTTTACTGACTTTGACGATGACCCGCAATGGGGCTTTGAATGAGTTTAGTAATCACCAAATACAACTACACAAAACTAAGCCGCACAGAGTTTAATGGCGCGAGACGTTATCTTACTCCTGACGGCAGTGCAGTGGCCAGTGTAACAACTATTCTGAGTGAGACAGCAGACAAGAGTCATCTAGTTGCTTGGCGCAACAAAGTAGGACACGCAAAGGCCAAAGAGATCACTACAGAAGCCGCCGGTGTAGGCACAAGAATGCACAAGTACTTGGAAGATTTTATAGTAACAGGCGAATGGCCCACACCGGGTAGCAATCCTTATGCAATTAAAGCACACGCTATGGCAACTGTAATCAGAGATCAAGCACTGGTTGACATGGATGAGATCTGGGGCACAGAGGTCAGCTTGTACGTACCTAAGATATACGCAGGCACAACAGACCTAGTAGGAAAGTACAAAAATCAGCCTTGTATTGGTGATTTTAAGCAGTCCAATAAGCTCAAGAAGCCAGAGTGGGTCAGCGACTATCGACTTCAAATGGTAGCGTATGCTGACGCTCACAACGCGGTACACGGCACCAATATACGCGAAGGCCATATATTCATGTGCACAAGAGATTTGGAGTACCAGCAGTTTGACGTGTGGCCTAATGAGTTTGATGACTGGCGGCACGAGTGGTATGAAAGAGTACATCAATTCTATTCAAAAACAGGAGGTTAAGAAGTGAAACTTGAGACTAAGAAAAAGTACTATGGCAAACTCTACAACTGGGCCCGCCGCAAGTATAGAGACACGCATCTTAGCATGTTTTACAATGACATCAAGTGTCCTGGATGCAACGAGTGGATGTGCATATCTGGTATCAATCATAAACACTCGTCAATAGAGCCGCAGCCCGAATGGGGCAGTCACATACACTGCGGCCAGTGCGGCACTGACACCTATTGGAATCTGTGCATGGCTCCGGTTGCAGTACGATGCGATAGCAAGGGCACGCCATTCCCGGATAAATAATACTAGCTAACACAGGAGTATTATTTACATGGCCGTTGTATCAATTTCACGAATACAGCTTCGTAGAGGCAGAAAGAACCAAGGAACTGGATTGCCACAACTAGCAAGCGGAGAACTTGGTTGGGCAATAGACTCCCAAGAACTGTATATCGGCAACGGATCGGTATCAGAAGGAGCTCCCTACATTGGAAATACTCGGCTGCTTAGTGAGTCCGACGATTTATTTGCTCTTGCAACCGGTTACACTTACGCTGGAACAGCGGGCAATGTACAGACAGGACTGTCTCCTAGCTTGCCAGTTCAACGGTCATTACAGGAAAGACTGGACGACAGGGTTAGTTTAAGAGCATTTGGAGCTAGTGGGGATAATACTGATCACGCTGTTTTACTACAGCAAGCAATTGATCAGCTATATCTAAACACCAACTCTGGTTCGAACGTTGCTGCTAGAGTAGAATTAATAATTGAACCAGGTGAGTACACACTGCTATCCACAGTGAAAGTGCCTCCATATGTTACCCTACGCGGTGCAGGGTCAAAAAAGACTATATTTAACACAGGTGATAACATTGCTTTTCAAACAGTAAACAGTTCCAGCACAGTTGGAAACTATGACATCGAACTAACTAGCTTGTCAAATCAATCTAGAGACATTTCGTTTAAAGGACTTACTATTAATACACAAGGAGCACCTGCTCTTAAACTGATAAGTTGCAAGGACAGCACGTTTGACGACTTGGTTCTTCGTGGCACTTGGGAGTTTGAAGACTCCGACTTAGAGAATCCTGATAAAAGTAATACCGCCATAGAGTTAAGTATGCCTAATGGGACAGCACCTACTAGTAACAATCAGTTCAGTAGAGTGGAGATCTATAACTACGTATACGCTGCAATAGGAGATGACGATATTAGTGATAATACATTTGACGACTGCATCTTTGATAACCTGCAGAGCGGAGTGATACTTGGCGAGGCTTTCCAGACTACTGGACCTCAGAACAACTGTGTGAGAAACAGCAGCTTTGGCAAAGAAAACGGCATTGTTGAATCCGGCTTTAAGGCACTGTCTGGATCAGGTAACTTGAGCGAGTCTAACAAGTACTACAATGTAGGCAATAATCAAGGTAGTTCAGAATTTAATGTATACCCAATTGTAGAGTTTTCAAAAAATGCCGGAACTAGTCACAATGATTGGTTTCTTCGTTCAACAGAATTAGGATATAGCCAAGAATTTATTACCAACGTTCCCTACACTACTGAGATAGAAGGATCACAAATTACGCAGCTAAACACCTCACATACATTAACTGTGGGGCAATCAGGGGAACCCCTAAGACTATTCAAGCTTCCGGCTGCATCTAACAAGAGAGGATATGTAATTGACTATTTCTATCGCAGCTCGTTTGTAAACGCAGCAAGAAGCGGAGCTATAACCATAATAGTCGACCCTGTAAACGATAACGTTAGCTTTAGCGACGAGTATGACTATGCTGGTGATCCTACGTATAGCGATAATATCGAGCTTAATGCAATACTTTTTGATGAGAATAGTGACGGAGAAGTTGACACTGTGGCTATTAGTATGTTGAACTCTACTATTAGTGACAGTGCTGAATTCACTTATACTGTAAGGTACAAAACGTAAACAACTATGTTTAATAAAAAGTACACTGACCGCCTGGTCTATTGGAGTGGTTTTCGCACCTCTCTAGAAACTTCCGCAACTCCTGTTGAGGATACTATTGCCCTGTTTAACGCGGCGCCGGTAGAGTTATATACCACTGATCCGTACGACCCTAGCACGTGGCCTGATCCTTGGGAATTGATACATGAAAATAGTTTCTGTCCTTTTGTAAGGATTCTAGCAATTTGCTATACTTTGCAATTAACTGCTCGTTTTTCGAACAGCAATTTTGAGATACATATTATAAAGGATCGATCTTTATCAACAACTGAATATCTGTTGTATGTCGATGATCTAATACTAGGAACATCGCAAGGAAAGTGTGTAATTAAAGATAAACTACCCGAAACTGCATACTCTGAATACACACATGTGATGCCACTGCTTCACTAAATATCATACTAACAACACACTAGATCCACAACCCATAAAGGGTACCTGGCCTATAAAAATATTAATACACGAGGAAATAATGATAGAAACAATTATTAAGCGCAACGGAGATAGTCAACCATTTTCGCCTACTAAAGTAAATCAGTGGGGTGAATGGGCTGCAAAAACGCTAGGGACCAGAGTTGATTGGTCCAGTGTGGTGCTATACACAGTAAACACTCTGCCCAAAGCATGTAAATCACAAGTATTGCAGGAACGTTTGATCAAAACCTGTCTTGAGTACAACTCCTGGTCTTATAATCGAATGGCCGGCCGATTGTACGCAGCTTTAATTTATAAGAATGTATTCAATGATGTTATTCCAAGTGTAATTGAATTACATAAAAAACTAAAAGCAATTGGCATGATGGAATACCTGGACTATAGTGATCAGGAATATGCACAAATTGAAAAGTTAATTGATCACAGTAAAGATTTAAAAGCAACACATTTTGAACTCAAACAGATACGTGAAAAGTATTCGTTAATGAATAGAGTTACCGGTGAAGAATATGAGTCACAGCAGTTTGTGTATATTCGCATGGCCATGGCGTTGTCAGAAGATCAGCCAAAAGAACGTCGCATGGCTGATGTAGAAGCATTCTATGAACTTTTATCTAACAAAGTAATTAATGCTCCTACTCCCAACTATGTGAATCTAGGAACACCACTAAGAGGGTTCGCATCTTGTTGTTTATATACAGTTGATGACAGTGCCAAATCTATCGGCGTCGGTGATCATATTGCATACACAATGACATACATGAGTGCAGGTATTGGTGCACACCATCAAATTCGCTCTCTTGGTGACCCTATTCGAGGCGGCGCTATCAAACACCAGGGGAAACTCCCGTATTATAAACAGTTAGTAGGTGCCATTAAAGCAAACTTACAAAATGGTCGAGGTGGCGCTGCAACAACGTACTATTCTATGTTTGACCCAGAAGTAAATGTTATATCCCAATTAAAGAATCCAATGTCAACAGAAGACAAAAAGATTCGTGGTATGGATTATAATGCAGGAACAAACAAATTCTATGCTAGAAAAGTAGCTAAGAAAGAAGATGTATTTTTATTTAATAGCTTTACTGCGCCAGACCTGTACGCAGCATTCTATGGCAAAGACGAAGAGACTTTTGCTACTTTATATGCAAAGTATGAAGCTGATGATAGTTTCAAGAAGACCTATGTTAACGCTAGAAAAGCCCTACTGGTATCATTAAATGAAGCTTATGAAACGGGCCGGTCCTACTTGCATTGGCCTGACGAAATGAACAGACATACTCCGTTCTATGACACTATTTTTAGTTCAAACTTGTGTGCGGAAATATCCTTGCCCACACAGGGATATGAGAGCATGGCCGATCTGTATTCTACAGAGGATCATGGTAGAGGCGAGATTGCGTTGTGTAGTTTAGCTGGCATCGTAGTTGGTAATATTAAAGATGACGAGCACTACAAAAAAGCGTGTTATTACTCGTTGCTGATGATCGACAAATGCATTCATAGAACTCACTACGAACTACCTCACTTGTCTGTTACTGCTAAGAGCAGGTTAAATGCTGGGGTTGGTATTATTGGACTAGCTCATCACATGGCCAAGAAAGACCTACGCTACAGCAGCACCGAAGGCAAAAAAGAGATTCACGACCTCTCAGAAAAGCACATGTACTACATGATTAAAGCAAGCCTGCAATTAGCTAAAGAACTAGGTAATGCGCCATGGATACACAAAACAAAGTGGCCTGCAGGTTGGTTGCCTATTGACACCTACAATAAAAATGTCGACGCAATTGTTGGGACTGAATTAAACTATGACTGGGAAGCGCTGCGACAGGAAGTTATTCTCAACGGCGGCATTCGTAACTCGGTATTAGTTGCCCATATGCCGAGTGAGTCTAGTTCGAAAGCGTCCGGAACCACAAACGGATTGTATCCTGTACGTGATCTTGCTTTGCTAAAATCCGACGACAACATTATTATAAACTGGTGTGCGCCAGATAGCGAAAAGCTGGCGAAAAAGTATGAGATTGTTTGGAACGTGCCGACTAAAGATTTGATTGACTGCTACGCTATTGTGCAAAAATTTACAGATCAAGGTATTAGTGCTGACCTGTATAAAAAACTTGTAGGCGATGTATCTATTGGTTCAACAGAGATGTTAAGTGATTATTTTTATATGACCAAAATGGGGTTAAAGACTCGATATTACGTAAACAGCAAAACAAGTGATGGCGTAGAACTAGACACCGGAGACGAAGCTTGTGGTCCTGACGGCGGATGCCAACTTTAATTAACAAAGAGAGAATAAATGACAATTGATAAAAACGTTTTTAACACAGAAAAAACAGACTACGAAAAGCCTAAGCTGCTGCTTGGGGAGCAGGAATCCGGCTTGTTTGATACTATTAACAAGCATTATCCTAGTATTTGGAATACCTACAAGACCCAAAAATCTCTAGATTGGGACGAAAATGAGTTCGACTACAGTTCATGCAATGTAGAGTTCAAGACCTGTAGTTCCAGTGTATATGAAATTATGATTAAAACACTAGCGTGGCAGTGGGAAGCAGACAGCGTTGCATCTAGAAGCATCGCACCCGTTATGGCTCCGTTTATCACGTCATCTGAGCTGTGGGCTGCAATACAACGAATTTCAGACAACGAAGTTTTGCACTCTGCAACCTATTCTGAAATTGTTCGCAGCAGCTTTGATGATCCATCAGAGATCATATCTGAAGTGTTGAAAGTAGAAGAGGCCATGGCTCGCATGACTTCTGTTTCCAGAGTGTTTAGTGAAGCGTACAAAGCTTCACACATGTATGCTCTGGGCATGATTGAAAATAATCAGGATACTTATAACAAAGCCTTCATGGTGTTTATAGCATTGCTGTGCCTGGAACGCATTCAGTTTGCATCTAGTTTTGCTGTGACATTTGCTATTTGCGACACCGGCATGTTTGGTCCTATTGGCAAAGCTGTTCAGAAAATTGCACAGGACGAACTGGAAGTGCATGCTGAATTTGACAAGCGTGTGTTGACAGAAGAACTAAAAACACAGCGTGGTAGAATTGCAATGGAGCAATGTGCTGACCAGATCAAATCTCTTGTTGATGAAGTTGTGCAAAGTGAACTAGACTGGACTGAGTATCTGTTCTCGGAAGGTCGTGAGCTGGTAGGAATGAATAAATTACTACTATCCCAATGGGCACTTTTTTGTTCGAAGCCGGTGTACAGCTTCCTTAAAATTAAAAGCGAGCATACACTGCCAAAATCAAATCCGTTAAAGTTTATGGAAAATTGGCTTGACATTTCTAAAACGCAGGCATCTCCACAAGAGCAGGACAATGGTCAGTACAAAGTGAGCATTATGCGTAGAGATGATGAAAACGAGGACTTCGACATTGGGTTCTGAAGTATCTGCCTCGTTTCATTTACGGGTCAGATTCTCCATACCTTAAGATATATAATACAAACAACCAAACAAAGAGGCATAGACATGAGTAAAACAATTGTATGGAGTAAAGAAGGATGTTCGTTTTGCGAGAGAGCAATTACGCTGCTGGACGGTAAAGGTATTGAATACGAACTGCGCACAATAGGTGAAGGATGGACCCGAGAGCAGCTACTAGAGTCAGTTCCTAGAGCAACAACAGTGCCTCAGATTTTCTTAGAGGGCGAGTTCATCGGTGGGTTCACAGAACTAGCAAACCATTTCAACAAAAGGAAGCAAGCATAATGTTAATAGACGTACCCTATAAGCATGGCGATGTTGTTAGTATTAAACTATCGTCTGGTGAAGAGATGATTGGAAGGCTTGTTGAAGAAAAGAATGACAAGGTTATTATCGAAAAACCAAGAATGATTACCATGATGGAGCAAGGTCTAGGACTGGGACCGTTTATGTTCAGCGTAGGAGTAGATCAAAAGGCTGCGATCAGCATGAATTCCGTAACCTGTATTGTCAAGACGCACGTAGACTTCTCCAAGCAGTACACAGAAGGTACCACAGGGATTAAACTATAAATGGCCAGTGCACCGTTAATAGACCTTCAAACTATAATAAATGCTCAAGTAGCTAGTACTTCAGGACTCACTGACGATCTTATATTGGTTGCTGCTGATAGCTGTGGACTATTGGGCACTGCTCAGTCAGCAGTTAACGAAATTGCTGCTAGTGCAGCAAACGCCGCTGATGCCGCAATTAATAAAACTATAGAATCAGTTGGTAAAGTAACTAAAAAAGTCAACGACTTTGCTGAAGCAGCACAAGCAAAACTAGAGCAAACCGTCGCAGCAATAAATGCCAAGATACAAGCATTGTTTGACGATGCCCAAGATGATCCAACGAAACAAAGTGCGTTAGATAATTTCTTAGCAAGAATAGCTTCTATAACAGCCGCTATAGAGTCAGCGTTTACTGACGTGCTTAATTTTGCACAAAACGCACTTGGTAAAGTTAGTGACTTTGTTAATAATATTATCACTACTGTACTAGAAATTGCAAATGACGCACGTATCATGGCGTGTGGTGGGGCAAACGCTGCACTAAGCGCAGTGGGTAGCGGAATTGGTGGAATATTTGACAGCATGGCAGAATCACTTTCTGAAGGTAAAAGTCCACAAGACATTATTAAGGAAAGAAATAGTGCTCAAGTTAAAACCAAATCAGACGCTGGAAAAGCAGAGGCTGATGCTATTAACATCCAAGCTGATAACATCTCAGCGGGTGTAGACACAGTAGATGCTAATTTGGATCAACTACAAGCGATAGCAGCAGAATGAGCAGAGGACTGGCTAGATTCGGAGACCGCACGTTTGGATCCTGCAATCATCCTAGCCATAATGGTGCAATACAGATAGGAGGAACGATAATAACAGGATCTCCATCTGTTACAGTTGACAAGCTGGCCAGCGCCAGAATAGGTGATATGGTAATAACTGATTGCGGACATCTCGATCAAATTATCTCAGGCAGTGCAAGTGTGCTGGCGGGCAACATCGGAGTTGCTAGAGTTGGCGACAAAACAGGCGGCCGAGGAATATACAACGCTGTTATAATTACTGGCTCTCCAGCTTCAACTACCTCATAGCGTGATTGACAATCCACGTTAGTGAGCATATAATATAGATTAACGCGGCAAAAGAGGTAGTTATGAAAAAAATATTAACAGATGTAGATGGTGTGTGTCTCTGGTGGGAACCAGCATTCCATCGCTGGATGGCACAACGAGAACAGCATCCGTTGGACCGACAAGACACATACAATGTACACGAAATGTATCCAAGTATGAGTCAACAAGAAGCTGTACGTACTATGAGAGAATTCTGCAACAGTAGCTGGATAGGCTTCTTAGACCCTCTAAGAGACGCTAAGACAGGCATTGCAGCATTAGCAGCTCAAGGATATAGCTTTGACGTCATCACTAGTTTGAGTACCGACCCATGTACTACGCGACTGCGTACAATGAACCTAAACACCCACTTTGGTATTGAAGCGTTTAACAAATATACGTATTTGCCACAAGGCGCTAGTAAAGAAAAAGCACTAGAACTGTATGCAGACACAGGATACTATTGGTTGGAAGACAAGCCAGAGAATGCCGAAGCAGGTCTTGAATTTGGCCTGCAACCAATACTAATTGATCATCCGTACAACCGATGGTACAGTCATCCTAAGATCTTTCGCGTAACAACTTGGGCCCAAGTTGTTGACATTATCCTAAATAATAAAAAACTGTAAATACACATATAGGCAGAGGATTTAACTATGGCAATCTCAGTAGCAACACAGAAGTACTTCGAAAGCATTTCTAAAAAGACGCAAGAATATTATGATGCTTTTGTGATCGGCAAAAAATATGTCCTAGAAAACGAAATTACACAAATACGCAATGCTACTAATTGTGTATTAATGAGTATACTTTGGTGCGCAGCTAACCGTGGTGACACACTCGACGAGCAGGATGTGTGTCTATTCTTAAACATTAGTGCAACCGATGTAAAGAAGGGTGATGTTGCAATCAAGCTCATGCCCGAAATGAAAGAATGGACACT